TTCGGGATGTTCTCAAGGGCTTTGATCCCTTGCTCGAATCTCGTAGATTCATCAATACTCCGGCTCCCGATGTCAGCGTTCTTCTGGTCGGTCAGCCATTTCGCAAGACGAGGGGAGTTGTCGGATAGCCCCATCGGGTCCGTGCGTTTGCGCAGCTCAGCTTCAGCCTCTGCAAAATCCGGGACTAAGGAGGGAACTGTTCCTAACTGTCTGGCATATTTACGACGCTTGGCTTCTTCTTCAGGATTTACGTCGCTGGCCAGTGTTAGGGAGCTGCGCAAAGCGTCTGGGTCGGGAGTGGCGGAGACGCCAGCAAGTGCATCCTCTTCGACGTATTGATACGCCATAGGAGCTGATAAGGGCGCTTTCGGAGGTTGCGGGACGGTGCTCGATACTTCGTCTTCGCCGTGGTATTCGTAGCCTGGCATTTTATCGGGATGTCCTTTGTTTCACGTATTCTTGGTTCTTAACCCAATGGTCTAAAGTTTCTTGCAGTGTAGGTTCTGCTTTACTCTTGCGCACTCGCTCAGCTTTAAAATCTGCGTAGAAGCGAAGAGGCACGTTATTCCGGTTCAAGACATACTCTGTCTGTATCTGCGCATCAGGTATTCCTTCTTTTTTACGTGTTTCGTAGTAGGTCTTTGGTACAAATTCCTGCGTTGCTTCGGGCGAGCCGATAACTTGGTATGCTTGTTTATCGGTCCCAGGAAGCTTACCCCACAGAGTGTTAGGTTTGAAGTAAATCTCGCGCAAATCCCGCAAGATTTTTGTCTGTTCTTTCTGATCTGGAGCGCGCCCGTTGTCGCGCTTGAAGCGATCAACTTCCGAGTACACGGCACCTTCCCACGCATCGCGGTCTTTCTTCTCCTTGCTCTTAACATCGCCAGGGTATGCGGAGTTGACCAGATCGGGATTTATCTTGAAAGTCGCTACGCCTTTTTGTTTGGCGTCCTGTGCTTCAGCTTGTACGTTCAATAGTTGTTTGACGTAAGTGTCACCTACTGCTGGAGCCTTGGCCAGAATCTGCTCAGTAGACATATCACCATTAAGAATCTGCGAACGGATTTCCAGGTACTGGGCATGTGTCTGCGGGTTATTGAATATCTGATTCTCGTGAGCGTTTTTCTCCGCTTGTGAGCGCATTCTACGGGTATAGGCAAGCTCCTCAATACCTTTATAGATGTTGGCCTGCCCACCAGCATCGAGAGCCTTAAATTCCGGCATCCTGACGATGGCGCCAAGAGGCTTGCCTTCGATCAGGAAAGCGCGCATTAAAGTGCCTGACTGATTCTCTTCGGCTACCTTTGCATCTCGGCGCAGTGAGGTAAGCCTTGCTTCTGCGAATTGACGAGCTTGAGGGTTCCCTTCCGTCTGCTTCACCAGCAGAGCATTCACGTCTACCGGTTTACCGCCTTGCTGCTCTAGTTTATAGGCCTCAAGTCCTGCGGCGTCGCCGACATCTAGGTCAAGCGCCGGTTTAATCCTTTTCTCCAGCTCTTTTACATGCGTCGCAGCCATGTGTTCTTTGCTGTTTTTCAGCAACGTGCGTGCATACTCAGTATATCCGGCATCAAGTGCGCCCTCTACAGCTACGGCATACAGAACACCAACCTGTTCTTTCAGGGTTTGTTCGCGTAAATCCTTATCTTGTATGCCGGCTTTATTGAGTTTGTCCAGGACTTGAGTAGTGCGGGCTGCCACGCCATCAGCCAGCACGTTCGGGTCTGTAGGTAAGGCTCGGATGCTCTCAGCCAGGCCTTGTACTTTGGCCTTGTCAATGTCCGCCTCGTAGACGTCAGTCTCTTTCATCGCATGCTGCGTAATGCCGGCTTCGTAGTTTAGCCGTCCGCGACCCGCAATTTCCTGGAATTTCCGCTTCTGCGAAGGTGTCAACCGAGAGGCGATACCGGAAGCAGCAGTATCGTAAGCTTCAAGCCTGCCGGTGCGCCATCCTTGCTCGACTACGGTACCGCCTTTATCTTTCAGGTATCCGTTATCGCCAGTAGTCAGGTCGATAGTTCTACGCCCTAACTCGATAGCGGCTTCATCCGCCCGGAGCGCGTCAATGCGATCCAACTCTTTCTCAGCCATCGCGTTGACCTCTTCCCCAAAGCGGGCTGCCGCCAACGGAGCGCGTGTCTGAGCTTGCAGGCCCCTGACTAAAGGCTCTGCTGGAGTTGCTTGGTACGGGGTGTAGGTGGCCACGCCAGTGATGGCGCTGCCTATCCTGCGCTGAGTCTGTGAGGGATCGGGTAATGTTGGCATGCTATCTCCGTACAGTGCCGAAACTGCCGCCAGGATCGCCCCGATAATCCGGGCCTTCATTCATACCCGGAGTCTCACCAGAACTCCCGAAGCGTGAAGCCATGCTTCCAGCACCTTTAAGCAATGATGTCATAGCGCCATAACGGCTGGCTACTGCTGCGTCCTGCGCACTATCCCACGATGCTTTTGCAGCATCGCTGGCGCCTGCTCTTGCATTGTTCGCTGCCCGGATAGAGGCATTGCGTACCTCATACCCACTGTACTCAGCACCTGCGGCCTGAAGTTCCAGGACGCGGGCATGTTCACTGCCGGTGAAGAGCTGCATGGAGGAGGCCAGCTCACCTTCGCCCGCGAGTCCGCTTATGATTCGCAGGACATTAGGATCGGTAGCAGAGCCGCCTGAAGCAGCAGCTACTGCTAACGCGCGAGACTGTTTCAGTTTCGCCACTCGAATTTCTTCGGCTGCCGCGATCTGGGACATCGCTTTCGTCTGCCCTGCTGCTTGTCTCAACTGCTTGGCTTCGAACTCTGCTGCTTTCTGTTTCGATTCGCCAGCCGTAAGGTACTCCTGCGCTGTGCGCTCGCCCGCTGTCTGGTAGGCAGCAGCTTGTTCCGCACTTGCTTTCTCAGCGCGGGCTGCGGCTTTCTCCTGCCCCTGTATGGAAGTGACAGTGCCAACTACAGCAACTGCGGTCATTACCCACATACGGCCTCCGCCAAGGTTAGAGCCTCTTGACGTAACGAAATGAGGTCGCCGTAGGTGGGTGCGATTATATCTTTCTCGATGTCTTCCAAGTTGGTTTTATTCGTAGCGTGAAAGGTCGTCCAAGTAGAATCTTCATGGATGTACACCACGCGGCGAGTGCCAGGTTTGGTAATCATGGTGTGCGGTGCAGTGAGCCGTACTACACCATTTTCAGTGAGTACTGAAGCACTGCCTTTCGAGATGACGCAAAGGTGTTCTGTCTTGTGAATTTTTGAGATGCACAATGTTCCAGCCGGGATATCTCCTTCGCGTGCATACATACCCGGCACGAAAATATGGCGCAAGGAGAGATCAACTTGTTCAGCACCTGAATCTTGGATCGCAGCGAGCAATGCGTCTACCTTAGCGTGGTATTCCGCAGGGGAAGCGCAAGCCGTAAGCGATTCATTCTTAGGTACTAGGACCTCTTCCATAGGTACACGTCTCCGTTCGCTGTATGTTCGCCTGTTGGCCTAAATCCTAAGTGCTCCAAAAATCTAGGTGCACTCTGCTCGTCTGCATTCGCGAAAGCACGCACTTGTGGGTGCTTCCTCAAGAGCTTCTGCACTTCTAATGCGGTTTTGATTATATGCTTTTTAGGACGGGCGCAACCAGCTTTTATTTCTGAGAAGCCGATAGCAACACCGTCTTTCATAAAGACGCCACCAATCGCTATTGGTTCACTGTTGGCACGCAGTACCACACCTCTGACTGACATCGGCAAAGAAGCGCCGTAGAAGGCTTCTATGTCGCCTATTGTGGCGGGCAGGATTTCATATTTTGTCATGGGTGGCGATTCCAACCACAACAGCCATCACGGTGCACGGTCTGGGTGCAGTAGCGCGCAAACACAACCTTGAATCAGTATCGAAGACCCCGTTCAACTCTACCGAATCGGCATCATAACTGCTCCACACATAGTCTTCTGCTACTTCGGTTCCGTCTTCAACCAGGGGGAGATCATCAAGATTGCTTGTATCCTGACCGTACTGGAGCCCAAGTTTATGGGTATTGGCCAGTACAAGACCTAGATGGTCAATGCGCTTACGCTGCGTGAGGGCTGAACCTACCGCAGCCGCAAGAGCCAATTTTGAGGATTTGAAATCTGCCGTGTAGACGAGCCCTGTTACTGCGCTTGTCACCGCTGCCGGTAGGGTGATGCTTCCCGCTGCTACCGTGAAAGTCCCTTGATCTGCACCTGCTGCCCAGCATGCTACGCTTTCACCTTCCAGATGGCTCAACCCGGTGATCGACGTAGTAGCTGCGCCTGAGTACACTGCGAAAGAATCAACTTGCTTATTGAGGGTGCCGCCCACACATTCACTAAGCTGAGACCACTTCTCCAGGTAACGTTTCGTGGCGCCGTTGATTGTGCGGTTGACCACATAATACACGGCATCCTCCACACTGCCGGGGAGTACCACCACGTCCTCTATGGCGCCGTCAGTCTCAAGCGGCGTCCAGCATTTCACATCCTCTCCTTTATCAAAGGTGAGAACCGCAGCTTTCCCGTCAGAGCGGATACCATGAAAACGTGTTTCTGGTAGACGTTGAACAGCGGTGCGCACAATGTTCGGTTCGCACACTTCAGGCGATATGATGGTCAAGTCCACTGCCGAGTAAGAGCCTGCGCCACCTTCATAAGCCAGTTCGATAACTTTCTTCCCGGATCGGGCGATAAAAATCACGCTGGTATCCAACTCGATGGCCGGCACTGCGGAGGACCCATGCGTAGTGCAGGGCTTGATGTTGAAATTCGTAGGCGTAATCGGTTCATCCAAGCTAGAGGAACGCACCACTCGCTCAGACCCTTGGGTCCCGATGACAAGCCGCTGAGAAGCGATCAACCAGTTGATGGCGTCTACAGGGCCTGATCCTATGGACCTGTTTATCGGGCCTGCGTCGCCTTCGTAGTCTTCATCGAAACTAGAATATGAATCGGAAACGGAGCCGTGTATTTGGTCTTTCCCTGCGAACCACAAGCGACTTTCATACAAGGCCACTGCGGAGGGGTACCCACGACGCGACGACCATGAGCCTTCAGACCAGTCTGTGGTGGCGGCAGTAGAACCCATATCTTTTAGCACTACGGCATTTACTGAGGTTGCACTGTTATATACTATCACCCTGGCGATACCCTTGATGGAGCCCGAGGAGAACGAGAGGGTAGCTGTCGCACTGCCAGAGGTATAGCCTGCGGCTTTGATACCTATCCGATAATAGATAAGTTGGTTGTCGAAGCCGTCATTGTAGGTTTTACTTTGATTTGCGGTGTAGCTTTCACCAGTTACATCCGTCCAGTTCGAGGTATTCCCTACCGAGCGTTGGAGGACGATGGTGGCCACCCAAGTCCCTGTAATGTTTATCGCCACACCGCGTTCGGCAGTAAGCCCCGTGGCTTCGATAGGGTCTGAAAACACTTCGGCTGCACCAAGAGTTTTTGTAACCTCTTGCCCGGTGGAAGTCAGAGCGAACAGAGAACCCACGTTGGTGCTCTTGAACAAAGCCTTCGATGCAGTAAGTGTTATGCTCCCTGTAAGAGCACTCGCAGCCAGGGTGATCGGGGTGAGATTGAGATCACGGAAAGGGCCGTCTTCGGGTAGGAAATCCACGATAGACCAGGAAGTATCTGAACGCCTCTCGATTTTTACCTGCTTGTTGTCTTTCGTGGCGATGAAAACAACATCTCCTGACTGCGTGTAGGTTATCAGGCTTAGGTACGAAGCCGTGATACTTGTCGGTAAGGACAAAACACCGCTACCTTCAATCTCGCAAGAAGATAGCAGCGAGGCGTAATCATCGCGATTTGAAACACGCACGTACACATTCCCCGCTGCGGGGGTGAAAGCTAAAGAATGCGTTCCCTGCCCTAGTATCGTTTCTGAGAGATATTCATCACCCCCTGCTGTGCTGCCTACGCGCAAGGTGACATTTCCCTGCGACACTACAAGACGCAGAGCGTGTTCTACGTTCGCGTCTCCTGCTGATACCGTAAGGGTTTGAGTGCGGATAGCGTAGTTTGTTCCGTCCCCCAGGAGCGACATGTACCCACCAGTTAGCCATGCGGATGTGGCAGTAGCTCCCTCGTCTTCATCCGCCCAGCCAGTAAGATCAGTATCAAAAGTTCCATTGGAGACCGCTGTAGATACTGCTGTTCGAGTGACTAAGGCGTCATCTACCCACACTCGTAAGTAGCTATCGGTAAATTCCAATAATGCCGTGTCATCTGTTGCGAACACGAATGGGATATAACGGGCTGCCGCATCGCTTTTCGTAGAGCCGAGGTACTGCATACCTGGTCGGAGAGACATCGCCCCGAAAATACGTGGCAACCAGTTCGTTTGGGTTTCGGCAGACAGGGCAAGGCGCTTAATGTCAGTGCGCGCTAACGCGAGAGGACTTACGACCCCCCGGTTGAATGTCAGGATTTCGCTGTTTATTTTAGCCAATTAAGGAGCCTCTGTTGCCCCGTTCACGGGAAAGTGAGCCTCCTCTCGCGGAATTCCAGCTACCTCTCGGGGGGAACGCCGTTGGGCCTTGCATGGCGTCTTTGCTGCGCGCATTCGTCAAGGCTTTCTTGACGTCCTTTTCCAGCTTGTCGCCTTTCGCTGCATTCTGCGTGAGTCGCTCACATACTTGGGAGGCGAGGTGCAGGCCTACATAGGTGGAAAAGGTTTCAGGCCACAGTGTCATATCGCCGCCAAAAGTGGCACCATCGGACACGAAACTTATGTAGATGTCCTGGATACTCGCATACCACCAACCGGCCTCCTCGACGTAGGCCAACAAAGGCGTGGTGAAATATTCATCCTGGCAGAACTTCGAAACTCGAACACAATCCGAAGGTTTCTCGAAAGCATAAGGGTGCCCGAAAGCAGGAGTTACGGAGGGATCGTAGGTGAGCAGTCCAGTGCGCTGTGCGAACTTCCAATCGCCCTGCTCCAGGCAGAATCGAACGGCGCCAGTGTAAGCGTCATCTAAGGCACGTCGGGGTTCGCGGGCCTCGGACAAGGAGGCGAGTTTACGCTCCCCAAGGGCGAGGAGCGCGGCATTGTAGAGTTCGAGCTTGGTGGCCAAGCGTTACACCATCAGGGATGCTTCGTGCTCGGTTATCCAGGCCTGTGCGAGTTCTTTAGACTCGAAGCCGTCTTTCAGCAGTGCCTTATCCGACTTGCGGTTCACACGCCACAGATTCTTAGGACCGCCCCAGGAAGCAACGAATTGCTCTGGTGTAGAACTCTTGGTGCCAGGTTTTGCTTCAGCCAGCTCGACAAAACGCAGAACAGAGACCTTGGCCCAGTTGGCAGCAGCAGCGACAACAAACAGCTCCGCAAACCATGTGCCATCTTCTGCCGTAAGCTCAATGCGGTCTTTGGCGCGCATCTTGGAGGCCACATGCGTCCAGTATTCGGGCTTCAGCGTGTCTTCGAATTTGGTATCCGGTTGTGATGTCACTGCATGAATTGTGCGTGCGAATTCTGCAGGCGTGAAGCGGTCTTGCGTGAGTTTCATTTTTAGGGCTCCGTAGTTGGTGGGCGCCAGGTAGCGCCCACCGGTTGGCTATTAGGCCAGGATAGCGGCAGCAATGGTGGCGGCACCGCCAGCAGTTACTGCCGAGACGGTGTGGATCGTGGAGCCAACCGTAGCCGAGGTTTTGCTCACGATGATGACATCGTTCACCTGCATGCCGAGAGCGTCACCATTGGAGAAATAATCGGCAGCGTCGACGTCGGTGTGGACGTCAGTGCTCGAATAAATCCACAAGGCGATACCATCACCAATGCGCGGCACCAACAGTTTCGGGGGGTTCGTAGTAGCGTAAGCCATGGTGTTTCTCCTTCACTTTCTGTAGTCAGTTCCCGCAGGCGAAAGGCCTGCGGGTTGTTCAGTTGCTATTAGGCCGCAGCGAAGCCGGAGCCATCGTGGTTCATCAACACGACGCCGGAGTTCTGCAACACCTTCGTGCCCATGTGGATCGTGGTACGGGCGAAGGAATAGCCTTGCTCTTCGTCGTAACCTGCGAAGGTCTCCAGACCGCTGGTGTTCGTTGCGTGGCCGATGGCGCTCTTGTGGTACATGTAGCAGTACTCAGCAGCGGTGCCTTTACCGGTCAGGTTCGGGTGGACGATGAAGTTCACGCCGGCCCAGCGGTACATGGTCAACGCACTGGTGAACGGTTTGTTGTTCACGTAGTCTGCGGATGCAAATTCTTTGGTCTGCATCAAATACGCATGGAACGCCGGAGTAATCAGGGCGGAGATATTGCCATCCAGAGGAACGGCGTTGTTGCCCAAGATCGCCAGAGCGTGCATAACCATGTTCAGGCTTGCAGTTGCGGCTGCGCCGGTATCGTTGAACGTGGCACCAATGGTGTCCAAGGTCGTGATGATGTCGGAGTCAATCTTGCGATTGATAACGGCCATCGAGTTTTCCTGCATGATCCGGCGACCATCGCCTTGCGAGTTCAGAATGTTGAAATCGGTACGGCGACGCAGATCGTGCCACTCAGCCAGTGTGCAAGTATTCTGGGTCAGATTGTCGGCCTTGGCAGGAATGAGACCGTTCACGCCGCGAGTAACTGCGGTCTCGCCGTTAGAATCCGCAACCAGGAAAATTGCCTCGTTGCCTTTGACTACGGCTTCCGTAGTGACGGTTTCGCGAACCAGGGATTGACGTTGCTCGAAGCCGGCAACGTACTCTTGGCGGTATTGTTTTTGAAATGCTGAATCACCCATGGTGAAACTCCTTGGAAGTTGAATGCAAAAATTAACGCATGCCTACTCGCTTGGGGTTTCCTCCACGATTGCCCTCTGGGTGCCCCTTGCGGGATCAGTGGCAAAGGCTTGAGGTGCCTTGCTATTCGGTGTAGCTGGTGGAAATCTACACCGCGAAAAAATGAAATACAATAATTATTTCGCGGTGTAGAACGGCTTACCTGATTTTCTCTTGGACAGCTACCAATTCGCGGTAGCGTTTTTGGAGGCCTTCAGCTTCAGGACCTTTCCAGTACTTGCTGCTGTGGTCGCCCATCAAGGCTACGATACCGTTCAGCTCAGCCTCGATAGCTTGGGCCGCATTGCCGCCCGAACCTGGCACTACTGTAGCAGTCGGATTCACCGTGCGCGCCAAACCAGCGAGCCATCGTAGCGTCTTGGCGTCGCTGAACATCGGCGTTCCGTCTGCGAGACGAGCACCGAGCAGCAAGTCTTTCGCGCCCTCCGGTGCGGTGTCCAACATGCCCGAGATCAAGTTCATGTTGAGCTTGTACTCGGAACCCATTTCAGCACGAAGTTCCTCTTTCGTGGCTGCGAGCGTCGCTTCGTCCTGCTCGTGCATTTGCTCCAGCTCTTGCTCACGCATCTGGATCATATAAGCCACGGACTCTTTTACAGCTTCAGGTGGGAGGTTCCGGTTATGGGCGAGTTTTAGGTACCCATCGACTAAAGGCTTGTCTGCATCCCCGATCACCAGGCCGTCAGGCATATCCAGGTTGTACTCTTCAGGCGTGGCCGGAATGCCGTTCGCTTCGCGCCATGCTGACAGCTCTTCGGGGGTTGGGTTCTCCCCGAGTGGTGCTTTAAGTTCACCGCTTGAGATTTTATTTTGGGCTGCAATCATGGCGTCCAAAGCGGCTTCAGCAGAAGGGTACCGGGACAGGCGTTTGAGTACCTTCTCGTCGCCCTTGGAGTACTTCGTGCGCAGCGTGGCCCAGTCGTCGCCGGCAGCCGGAGTCTCTGGTGCTGCGGGACTTTCAGGCGCTGCTGGGGTTGCTGGAGTCGCAGGATTTTCGGGTGTTACAGGCGCTGCCGGGGTTGCTGGAATCGCAGGATTTTCGGGTGTTACAGGTGCTGTTGGCGTGCCGGGAGCCGGGGTGCCGCCGTTTGGGGTGCTCATGTTGTGTTTCTCCTTTGGGTTTAACTGCTCGGGGTGCTACAAGTCTTTTTCCGCACAGGGCGCCGGATTAACGTCAAAACGTACCACTTTAATGGTTTCCGCCCCCGTCAGCATGGCTTTCATTAATCTGTGCCGGCCATCCATCAGCTCCCCGTCTTCGTCGAGGATAATCGGTGTGCTAAGGTCTGCGGCATTGACGGCGCGCATGTGCATGACCATTTCTCGAAGTGTCAATTTTTCATAAAAATAATACACACTCAGGTAATCGAGGGGTACATCCATGACCGGAAGA